AGTCCTTTAATATTCCTATTGAAGTAATTAACTCAGGGAACGTCAATTCTAAAACGCTACTTATGCCGCTTGCTTGTATTAAAGGGTTAGTAAGTATAGCTTTTAGTACTCTTTGTATTATACCTTGCCCAGTAGTGGCAAATTCCATCGGGCTACCATCACTATCAAAGTGAATATCGAAAGCCTCTATCTCTTCGTAGTCGTCCTCGCTTACTCCTATGTTATCGAATAAGTGGCTTATGTCGCTATCGTCTGCAAAGTGCGAACACATAGCAACGGGAGCAACGGGAGCGGCTACCTCCTCGGCTAATTCTAAGCCCGTCTGGTCGTTTATTAATTCTCTTATCTCAGCTCTCGTAAGGTTAGCTATTATAATGTCCGAGGTAAGGTCTACCGAGTCTATTGGTTTAAGAGGTATTATCTCTATATCGCTTTTTTGTATGTCGTAAAAAGCTAATTTTTTAATAGTTCTAAGTAAGGTATTTTGACGCTCTGCGATATACGTATTAGTAAATATCTCGTATGCTAAGTCAAGCTCGTTTCTTGCTCCTAATTGCCCAGCTTCTTTTACTCCAAATAAAATAGGGTTAGTTACTCGGTGTCCTATAAAAATAGATTCTTTTACTCGGTTACTCATCTCTAAGTAACGTTCGTGTAAATCGTTGCCGTTAAGGTTGCTTATCTCACTACCGTTCTCCTTAGAAGGAGCGAATAGGTGCACTATTTTAGTACCCGTAGCTTTACCGAATTTATCTTGAAAAGTCTCCTCAAACTCTTTAGCCTCCGCTTGAGTCTCAGGCACTCCGTTGTTGTGCTGAATTAAAGTACCTCCTACAAAGCCGTTCTTTACCTCGTTTAGCCAGTAATCGCCTATTTGTACGTCTGTTTTTATCTCAGCTAAAGAGCCAACGTATACGGGTAAAGGGTAGTATTTAAGGTTAGGTCTATAATCTACGTGGTAAATTACGCCTCTCTTTTGCTCTTGGTCTTTTGGATTGTACCTATCTAAGTATTGAATATCGGGCTTGTAGTTTCTTGTTCCTTTATCTGTTATCCATTCGTCAGAGTATTGCAAACCTCCATCTAAACCTACTCTAATATTGGCAAAATCTATGTGATGGTATTGGTTGCCAACTCCAGTTTTAATCACTTCGATAGCGTAACCGTTAAAAAGCTCGTAATCTAAAGAGATTCTTTTAAGTAAACTTGTCCAATCCTCGTCTATATTAGCAAAACTAAGCCATTTTTTAGTAGCTAAGTCCTCAGAATACAAGCCATTGCCCACCGTATAACCTACTTTACCGTTAATTATAGCGTTATGGGTGCTGCTATCGTTGTATAAATCAATTAATTCAAAGGGGTAAATATTATCTACTCCAAAATAAACTATATTCTGATTCTTTTTCTCTAAAAATTTAGGTATCTCAGCCGATGCAAACTCGGTTATAATTGAGTGATTATTCATAAATTACTGTGGTGTCCTCGTTAGTGTACGAATATACTATTTCTTGCTCTTGTTTTAGTCTTAATATTCCTCGGTGTATCTCTACGCCCGTAGTGCCACCGATAGTCTCAGCGTTTATAATCTTGTAAGGGTAATCGCCGTTATTAGGCAAATCTATTGTAGCATCTGTAAGGTCTTGTACGCCATCTTTTAAGATAAAGTATACATACCTTCCGTTTATGCCTTGCGGTGCGTCTAAAGTGACGTTTACGGTGTACTCAGCCGCTTCAATGGTCATAGTATAATACTCATTTACTACCTCGTTAGAGATATTAGCGTAAATATAGTTGGTTGTGTTTTTTGTGATTATGTCCATTGGTATAAAAAAAAGCCCACCACCGCTAAGTAGTGGGCTATATTGTTAGAGTTTAGTTACTCTTATGCTAAAGGGAAAGCCCCGTCTAACACTACTGCCATAGGCTCAGGCTCTTGACCTTGAAAAGATAGAGAGTATCCGTTTCTATCTCCTAAAGCCGTACCCGTTCCGTTGTCGCCAGCGGTCATACGAACGCCGTTAGTCTCTCCCATTAACCAATAAATACCGTTATTGTCTTTAATGATTACAGAAAGTTTAGCGCTTGAAAGCAATTTAATTTCATTGCGTTTCGCTGAGTCCATGTTCTTCAACACATAAGTACAAGTTTGGTCAAAGTAGCTTGTGCCGTTCTGAGAGTTAACCGTTGGGTTATCATTCATAGTCGAAGCTGCTCCCTGAGCGTTTGTACATTCGTATTTGTAGTATCCTAAGCCAGTTCCAGTAATTGCTGAAGCCTCGCCGCTTACGTTTTTAGCTACTGCAAAGTCAGTAGTGATATTAGCAAAGTAAAACTCTGCTATACCGCCAGCACTATCGTTGCATCCTACCGTAAATCCTTGGGTTAAATCACACGCCATAATATTTATATTTTAAATTGTTATGGTTAGTGATTAAGATGCCAAAGTAAACTCTACGATTTCGTTAGGGTAAGCTACTTGTAAACCTCTCTTAAATTTAACGCGGTAGTATACCTTGTCGTCTTTTTTCTCGTACCACATATCAAATTCCTCTTCGTCATTTTGAAGGTCAAAACCTAAGAAGAAATTTTCTTGAGTACCAAGGAACATTCTGTCAGTACCGTCAAGTCCTACCACACCTACAAGAGTGATGTTTTTACCTGGTATAGATACTGAGTAGTTAGCCCAAGAAGTAGCGTCTACGTTAAATAAGTTTTTAGCGTTTAAAGTGTCTACGTATTTATCGAAAGTATCTTGACCTACGAATAACACTTGGTTAAGTGCAGACTTTACTTTCGCTGGTCTTGCGTTAGCCATTGCGTTTACTAAACTATCTACGTTACCTGAAGCGCCTGAAGTAATAGCAGTAGCAGCAGAAGTATTACCATCTACCGCAGTAGTAGCAGCGTCGATAATTTTGATAAGACCGTCATATCTGTTTATGTAAACGTTACCGCTTGCAGTATCTCCTTGCCAATCTGCAACCTCGTTGTGTTCCATAATTGTTTTGATGATAGAATCTGCTACTTCAGCTTCGAAAGCCATTTCCTCAGTCTCAGCGTTACCAGCTCTTAGTAAGATTTGAGTATACTTAGGAATAAGGTCTTTCATACAGAAACCAGAGAAGTAAGTAATTTGACCTACTGTAATATCTCTGTTAGAGAATACAACATCGCCAGAAGCGGTCGGAGAACATCCGCTACCGTCTTGAGGAAAAGCGGTTACCGCTAAAAGGTGTAAAGCGTCAGTTTTTTTAACGCCTGATTGCAAAGTGAAATAATCACTTGAAGTCTTCTCAAAATATAGTCTTGAGATAAGGTCTGTTGATTGTTCGTTAACATAGTTAGTCAACGACGATACATTAAAGCTCATTTTTGTTTATTTATTTTAATTTGTTTGCTCTGATAATTGCACCCATAGCAGCCGCTTTCTCAGCTCTACTTTGTGCTTTAAATTCTTGTGGCTTTGAAGAGGTAGCCGCCTCACTTTTTACGATTTCCTCAAGCTCAGTTCCTACCTTGCTTAAAGTTGCGCTAAATTCGTTTCTTAAAGTTTCTTTGTCCGCTTTGATAGCAGCAAGCTCTAATTTTAGACCTTCGTTCTCAGCTTTAACGCCTTCTAAAGTAGCGGTAAAAGCCTCAGCGTATTTCGCAAGAGCTTTCTCTACCATTTCGTTAAGCATTTCAGTAGTGAACTCGTTTTCCTCGCTTGCGATTTCGCTCATCGGTTGGATGTTTACTACTAAGCCTCCAGCGGTCTCAATTATTGTACCGTCTGTAATTTCGTGGATACCGTCTGGAGCAGCTACTTCGCCTTCAGGTAATACTACTGTTAACGCAGTACCTTCCATTAGTTCACCTTCCCATTTTACAATAGTACCATCTACTAAAGCAGCTTCGCCGAAGGTTTTTTCCTCAGCTACTACCTCAGTTTCTGCGTCTGCAAATACAGACTTTAGCGTACTTATTACGCTATCTAAGTTTAGTTTATTCATTTTTTTAAATTTGTACGGTTCTAAATCGAAAACACCCTCAACACTAAACCCCTTTAGGATTCCGTCTTCTTTAACTTTAGACCAAGCCTCGTCATTCTCTACTTTTGCAGCGATAAACCAAGTACCGTCTGCCACATTCTCAAAACCTTTAGGGGCTAAAATGCCGAGTTCCTGGTCAGTAATAAAAGATTGGTAGATATATACACCATCTAATATCTTAAAAGCGTTGTGCTGCTCGTTAAAGTTGTTGTGTTTGTTTTCTTTGAATAGTTTTTGCACTAATGACTTAATAGTCTCCTTACGGAATATAGCGTAGTACTCGCCTCTCTCGTCTCTTCTGTAAATAGGTAGGTCAGGTATCATAGCTGCA